AATCCAGACCTCGCATGTGGCTGTCATCCCGTCCGCACTGGATGATGAGCTTCGGCGCATGGGGTTCGACCCTGAGGAGATCATCCCGCTCTGGGTCAAGCGTGGCAAGCTCATCGGCGACGAGCGGCGGACTACCCGCGCCGTCAGACTCTGCGGTAACGTAGTTCGGATGTACTGTATCAAGGTCTGGGAGGCAGTAGAGGAAGACCCAGACACGGGTGTGCCGCTGGACTGAAATCAGCCGAAATCGCAGAAGTCAGCATTGAAGCCGTGTAACCAACGGCTTCTTTGTTTTGGTTACACCATATGGCAGCTTTGAGGCCAACAACAGCCCTTTTAGAGATGGGGCTTGGTTACACTTTGGTTACACCATATGGCAGCTTTGACCTATAATAATAAGAAATGTAACCGTAACCATTAATTACATACCCTTAAGGGGACTCACTTTTGGACATATGCTCCAAAGTCCACGCATAAGATACATGCTGTTTTCCGGTTTCTGGTTACAAACGTGGGTTGCGCTGGTTGAAGCAAGCATATGGTGTAACCAAAGTGTAACCAAGGTACCGGGGGATGAGGCCCGGTTCTGGCGAATACGCCAGCATCGACGCCGCGTAACGAGCAGCGCATCGTGTAACCAAGAGGGTGCCCAGAATCTGAAACGCTGGTTACAGGCTGGTGGGCAGTGGCAAACTCGGCTAAACTTCACCTATGACCTTGCCTATTGTCATCCAACCCCACGCCAACGGACACACCCGCATGGTCGGCGTCCGCTGCCTCGACGGGAGTATACGCGCCCTTGGATGCGGCGAAACCGACCGCGATGTGCTTGCCGCTGCCCTCCAGTGGGAGGGTGGGCTGTGGGTGGAGGAGGCTGCCGAGCTGCTGGGGTGCGACCGGGCGCGGGCGCTGCGGCTGCTCGACGCGCTGCGACGCGACCGACGGGCGTATCGGTGGCAGGGTGGGGCGTTGTGGCGAGGGGGGAGGGAGCGGGAGCCGAAGATGAAACGGGGGGAGGATTGCTAATGTGGCTTGCGTCTTTGCGGGGGATGGGGTACGCTGGGGGAGCCGGTCCAGGTTCGACGTCTGGTCTAAAAGCGCTCTGCGAACGACGCACCGTAGGGGACGGCCCGCCGGCAACTTTTGAGGGAACGATGACTGCCACCCACATCCTCCGCCCCGTCCCCGTGACGGCGGTCCAGTACGACGACAACATCCCCGCCATCGAGGCCGCGTTTGGGCCGGCTACGCTGGTCTGGGTGGGGGCGTTGGAGGTGGCGGGGCAGATCCTGGGGCGTGGGCAGTGGCTTGTGAGGTTCCACGATACGGGGGAGGTCAAGGTATACGAGCCGTCCGCCTTTGAGGCGCGTTTTGAGGTGACGAAATGAACACAGATTGGACCTTCAACAATGGCGTCTGGACGAAGCGCATTGGGCCGTTTGAGGCCCGGGTGTGGTGCGTGGGTGCATATTGGGAGTGGCGCATTTTCCGAGACGGGCAGGCCGGCCCAGGTGGGAGCGAACTCACCCTCGGTCTGGGGTGGGAAGCAGCCAGTAAGCGGATGCGAAGTCTTGCTCTTGACTTGGCAGTTGGGCTGTTAGAGCCTTACGACGGGCCGTATTGTGTCCATTGCGGCGACAGGGCAGTGGGCTTGACGCGGCATTGCGCGCCGTGCCATGGCATCGACCGGAATGCAGGAAGGGCGCCATGAGCCGCCGCATCACCCGCACTGACCTCGCCGCCCAGATCCACGCCTGTTGCGAGGTGATGGGGGAGCGGGGTACGCGCATTCTGGCCATGCTGGCGCTCTGGCAGTGGCAAGGAGCGCCTGAGGAGGGGGAGGTGGGGGAGTTCTGCAAGGCGGCTACGGAGTGGTTCCGGGAACGGATGCGGCTCAAAGATGTTCATCATATGAAGGCCGTTTCTGACGGGTACTACGCCCTCCGCCTCGACATGGGCAAGTCGAACCTCATGGCCCGCGTCCTGTATGGGGGTGAGGCGATTCGCCCGCATCGTTGCCCGGTTCATGCGTCGTGGGTGACGCTTGGGCCTGACGAGGCTTGTCCTTGCGATGGAACGGGGTGGGCGCCATGAACTACCGCCACCGTCCTACCCCCGTCCGTGCTTGGCAGTGGGACGGCACCGATGACGATGCCCGGCGCATTGGGGCTGCGTTGCTCTATTTCCCTCCCGCCCGCTACGGAGAGCAGGTCAGTATCGGCGGCATCCGGCTCTCTCCGGGCTGGTGGCTGGTGGATTGGGGAGGCGGCGATTGGCAGGGGATGGATGATGTGACGTTTCGGGCGAGGTTTGAGGCTGAGCCGGAACCGCACGAGCGAGCGCAACTTGTTACCTTTGGAGCAATACCATGATCCTCCTCCTCGCCTGTGCCCCCTCCCTGCCCCTCACAGACACCGCAGCGCCCCCGCCGCTACTGATCGAGGCCACCTGCCCCCCCGAAGGCGCAATCGCCCTGGAACGCCTCGGAGAGCCACTGACGTTGGTCCGTTGCGCTGAGGCGGACGGCGGCTACTGGTGCGAGCCGGTCCCGTATGCGCTCGGGCGGGATTTTGTGACCGTCCCGTGTGACGGTGGGGTGATCCGCGTGGTATGGGGGATGTGAAACTATGACCACGCAAGGCAACGAACGCGAACTATCGGCCAGGGAACAGTCTATTTTGGATATGTACCTGGAAGGCAAGACGATGCGGCAAATCGGGGCGGTCCTCAACATGGACTTCTCGAACGTCTGCCGCACCCTCCGCCGCCCCCGCGTCCGTGCCGTCATCGACGAGCGGATCTCTGTCCGGGTCTCCCGAGCCATTGAGCGGTCCTCCAAGACGCTCAACGAAATGCTCAAGATCGAGGCCGAACTTGCCCGCAGCGGTGGACGCGATGATGCGGTCAAGCTCAAAGCCGCTCAAGGCATCATCGAGCGCAGTATGAAACTCATTGCCCCCTTGCCGCCCGAGGTTCCCGAAGCCCCCGAGTCCCCCACCATCACCGAAGCCGACGTCCGCGCCTATGCCGCTGCCCACGGCCTCGCGCTGGTCCCCGTCCCCCTCGACGACTACACCCCCGAAGACGCGGCCCCCGCCAATGACCCGGGCTGAACTTGCACTTCTGACGACTGCCGCTTTCGTTCAGACCTACTTTACCGACGACTTCGGACGCCCCCTCCGCCTCTCGACCGGTCAGCGATTTGTCTGCGCCAAACTCGACGAGGGCATCTTCAGCGGCAACCACCTTGGCGCCGGCGTCGAGATGGCTCGTGGACACGGCAAGTCGATGTTGATGAAAGCCGCCGTTGTTCGGGCCTTTCTCCGCACGTTCTACGCGCCCGACGCGTGGGGGTCACGCTACGCCGCACTCCTGACCAGCGGGCGCCTGTACGCGCAATTCAGCCGGGACATCGGGAGTATCGTCACCGGCACCGGCGCCCCCCTCGCCCTGGAAAACGGCACCCCCCTCCTGCATCGGGATTACTGGCTGCGGCCCGGCTACATGCACCCCAACCGGAAGGAAAAGGAGCTTCAACTTTGGAATCAGGCCGATAAGCTGATCTACGTTGGCAACTGGGACCACCCCTGCCGCCTGTCAGTCCGTGGCATGACTGCGGGCAGAGGCGATGTGCGCGGCTTGACCCAGGGCAACCAACGCCCCGACCTGCTTATCGTCGATGACCCCATGAAGGAGAGCGAGGCCGATAACGAGGAGATTACCGAGAACGTAATCACCTTCGTCAAACGCTCGTTTATCCCCTGCGGCTCCCCCTCCGCGAAGATCGGGTTCTTCGGCACGCCCTTCAACGACAAGGATCTGATCACCCAGGTATGCGGAAACGCCCGCACCCCCCCCCTGGTCGCAGAATGGCCCGGGCTTGTCCGTTGCGCCCTCCCCGCCATCCACGCCCGCACCCAGGCGCTACTCTGCCCGCAAATCTGGACCCAAACCGGCATCGACGAGCGGCGCCAACTGGTAGGCTCTCGCGCTTTCAACCAGGAGTATCTCCTCGACCCAAGCGGAGGCGGCGTCAAGCACTTTGAGCCAGCCTGGATCACCCAATGGACCCTCCCCATCCCTGCCCGGAAGAAGATGCAGCGGTTCATGTACTTGGACCCGAGTCTGGGCCGCACCGCGCAGAGCGACTACAGCGCCATCGTCATCCTCGACTATGACCCATTGGATAAGGTATTCTGGGTTCGCCTCTGCGACATGCAGCGCCGCCGCCCGCAAAAGCTGGTCAGCGACTACCTCGACCTCTGGCAATCATGGCAGCCCGACCGCCACGCAACCGAGGATGAAGGCGCTCAAGAGCTTCTCATTCCTATGTTCGCAGCCGAGGTCAGATCCAGAAACTTGCCCCTCCTAGCCATCCCCCGGCTCCAGTCGTCAGAAGGCGTCTCAAAGGTGCAACGCATCAAGCGCCTGTCCCCGATGATGGAGTTTGGAAGCCTGCGGTGGGCTGACGATGGCAACCACAAAGACCTGCGCCACCAAGCCAGCAATTGGGGCGGCACCCCCAACGAAACTGACGACGCCCTCGACGCCTTAGAGGGGTGTGTCCGCCTTGGGTCATCAACCGGCGCCCCCACCCCCAACGGCTTCGCGCGCATGAACGCTTGACAAACCACCTTCCTTCCGGTAGCCCCTACACATGGCTAAACTCCCCATCGACCCGAACGCCGCCCCACCCCCACGCCAGGGATACGGCGGCTTCCCTGTCTACGGGAACCGCTCCTACCCCGGAACCGATGAGTTCCATCCTGAGCTTCAAGGCGGCAAAGCAGACCGGAAATACCGGGAGATGCTGGCTAACCACGCCCTGACGGCCAGTTCGTTCCGCATTCTGACCCAGGTAAGCCGGGGCGCCCATTGGTCGATCCTCCCCGCCGCCGACACCCCAGAGGCCATCGCCGCCGCCGACGAGCTGCGCGCCGCATGGGATGCGATGACCACCCCCTGGCCTGACGTTCTGGCCGAGATGCTAACCGCCATCCCCCTCGGCTGGTCCTGGCATGAGGTGGTCTACAAAAACACCCCCGACGGAATCGCCTGGGACGGCCTCTATTTCTGCCGTCAGGATAGCCGCCTCGACTGGCGATGGGATGACGGCGGGCGCTACGTCACCGCTTTGGACCAACTGACCCGTGCCGGCCAGTCTGCCACCATCCCCGCCGCCCGCGCCGTGCATTTTGTCCCCGACACCACCAACCAGGGGCCAGAGGGCGGGCCGTGGTTACGCACGATCTACATCGACTATCGCAACCAGCAACAGATCATGACATCACTCGGGGTAGGCGTCCAAAAAGACGCAACCGGGATGCTCGTCACCCACATCCCCACCGAAACCTGGAACCTCGCCACCGAAGGCGACGCAACCGCAACCGCAACCGTGGAAGCCATCAAGAAGGGCACCGCCAACCTGCAACGCGGCGAACGCGAGGGCATCGTTCTCCCCTCTGCCACCAATAGCGACGGCACCCCCTCCGGCTGGTCAGTCGAACTCCTCAAAGCAGGCGGACAACGCCAGTTTGATCACGTTGAAATCGTGCGCATGTACGAGCAACGCATCGCCACCGGCCTCTTGACCCAGTTCCTGCTACTCGGTCAAGAGAAGTCCGCCTCCTTCGCCCTTTCCAGCGACCAGACCGCCCTCCTTGCCTTTGTTCTCACCGGCATCCTCGACTCCCTCTGCGCCACCGTCAAGCGCCAACTGTTCGCTCCCTTCATCGCCCTTCGCGGCCTTGACCCGGCACTCTGCCCCACCCTGGCACATGGCCCCATCGACGAGCCGAGCCTCAAGGATCTGGCCGAACTCCTCAAAGCGGGGGTTGGCAGCGGCACTCTGACGCCTGACCCGGCCCTTGAGGACCACATCCGCCGCCTCGGCGGATTGCCGCCCCGCTCCTCTGAGGGTGAATCCCTGTGACCCCCTGGGAAGCCAGCCTCGAAGAACTCGCCCCCCTTGAGGGTGAGTTGCGCCGCGTCTTCGCGCTCTATCTGCGCCCTCCCGACCTCCCCGACGACCTCACCCCCGAGGCCATTGCCGCGCTCTACCCGCCTGAGGCTCAGGCCACCATCCAAGCCGCATGGGAAGCCATCGCCGCCCAAGCCATACTCACCGCAGCCGCAGCCCAATACAACGCCCTTGACCTGTCCGGTAGCTTTGACCTCGCCAATCCCTACGCCGCCGCCTTCCTGGCCGAACACGGCGCCGCGCTCGTCACCGAGATCACCGCGACCACCCGCGTTGCACTCGCCACCGCCCTCACCACCTACGCCACCGAGGGCCTGTCTGCCGACCAGATCGCCCGCGCAATCCGCCCCTTTGTCGGCCTCCACAGCCGGCAAGCCGCCGCCCTGCTTGCCTACCGCGCTGAACAACTCGCCGAAGCTACCACAGCCCGCCTCCGCACCGCCGCCGAGGCCCGAATCGCCCGCTACGCCGCCCGCCTTCTCCGCGAACGTCTCACCACGATCGCCCGTACCGAGCTGGTCACCGCCCAC